TACAGTGACTTCAATAGTACACGCATAGTCATCTCTATAACCAAACTCGTATGGTCGTTGACCACCATTGATCTCAGATAGGTATCCAGCGTCAATATCGTAGTTTACGATATCTTGCATCCATCTATGAAAGAACCTCATCACAGCAAAATTACTGTCTACCATAAACACAGTAGGCAATAACGGCAATTCAAAAGCGTTTGGTCGCTTCTCAGATGGACCATAGCCACGAGGCTTGAAGTCTACAGTCTGTACTGCGACTTCTGGTACTTCTGCGCTACGACACAAGAACGTCATGTCTTGCGTAGGTATGTTCTCTTCTAAAAACGTCAAGTTTTCGTTGAGCGTAATCTTTAGAATGAACAGGTTACTCTTAGCTAGACCATGCTTATTCAGTTGTGCATTGAAATCTTTTATGCTGAATGCCATATCTTTATCCTATCATGCGTCTTGAATCTTTGAAGACGGTTGCTTTGCTTGCGCCTTGGAATCTTTCTAGCGGCATAAATAGCGCCATGTCCCATTCTGATGGGTAGATGTAGAGAAATTTACTTCTCAACTGGCTAGTAAGATAGTGCTTTATACAAGGCTTGAAGTAACTGAATTTCGATGAGGAGTTCAGTAACTTGTATGAGAGATTGAGTTTAGTTGTTTCATCATATCGTGAATTAGATGCTACATCATACAGAGCATCCATAAGCTTTGCTCTATACTGTAATGGCAAGTAGTGTAGGTTCAATCCCATAAACCCACCCTTGACTTTCTTATACGGAAATACCAGAGGAAATCTATCAAAGTATGGAAGCGTCTCTTTATGCTTTGCATCGTAATAGTACATATACATTTGACCAACTAGAGGTCTAGCAGTGAGACGATCTTTATCACCTCTCATCAGCTTACCTTCGTTGACACGCTTGTACGTACCAGCGGCATCTCTGTACCAATTACGAGCCTTCTGCTCACGTGCTGGAATCTGACCTGCACGTACACCCTTGGTTAGAATTTCATCAAATACTATCGCCATTAGATTTCCACTACGCCTTCTTCTATAAGTCGTTCACGATTTTTCATGTGTGCTTCGTGGACATCATCTTTAGATTGCCCGTGATAAGCAACAGCATGTCCATCTTCAATCATAATCTCAGTAAGTCTTTTCACCGTATCGCCTTCTTCAATCAAGAAGTCGCCTAGAATACGACCAAACTTACCTTTCTTATCTTCGCCACTCTTATCTACTTCGGTCTTCAATATCTGAGTAGAGCCAAGAGGTAGCATATCTTTGACGTGAGACTTAGCGGCAAGACCAAACTTCTTCTCTACCTTGTCTCTCGTTCTGGATTCTGGAGTATCGATACCCATGACACGTACTCGCTCACGGTGAAGCCAGATACCAAAACCTAGATCAATATCTACGTCTACTGTGTCGCCATCGACTACTCTTAGAATTTTACATTTATATTCGTACATCTATTTTTTCTCCATAAAACAGTTGCGCTGGGTTGTTTTATTGATTGCTTGTTGTGCCCAGTCCAACTCCTGGATTATTCTATTATACCATTTAGAGTCCATCTCACTGTTATGTGGGTTATCTCTCTCGACAGATAGTTGCTCCATTCTCATGTTGATGTAGTTCTCTGCCGCTTTAGCTTTTCTTGCTTCAGACCTTTTTACCTGATTATCGATTATATGCTTCTTTGTCGGTGTCAAACATTCGACATTGTTACCTCTATAATTCATATTACTTTACTCCTAGGTGTCCTTCGTGCATTATTTGAAACTTCCACCCACGATCTTTACAAAAGTCTTCAGCGGCTTGCCACTTAGCTTGGTTTATACCCCAAGTCTTCACCTCGTTTATATACCTTCTGCTTAGTTTTCCTGTAGACGTATTCTTCTTTGATATGTCTGGCGGAACAGTCTGCGCTTTTGGCTTTACCTCAATCAGGACAGTTTCTTTTCTCTTATCTCTATTTATCTGTTTTACTAAGAAGTCTGGAAAATATCTATGCATTCTTCCGTCAATAGGTGAGCGATACGGAACTATAAGCTCCTCACTGCCCCACTCTATAACATCTGGGTGTACATCCAGATATCTCATCAATTTGAACTCCCACCCACTTCTATAAATAATGTTAGTGGGGTCTCCCATGTACTTTTTAGGATTCTTCGGTTTGAAGCGTCCTTGATAATATTTTGCCATATCATAACCGATCTTGGTATTACGTATAAATAAGTGATAAAGCTATTTATAAGGGTTAGCAAATGACAGTAGATTCAGATATGGAGAAGGCGAGGTCAACGAATAACTTCACACAGTATTCGTATCCTCTAACTCCTGGTCAACATAACATGGTTTTAGTCTTCAAGGACTATAACTACAAAAGCGCAACAAGCAGTGGATTCGTTCGTGGTGAAGACCGTTCAGTATCAGCGAAGATTGATGCTAGTGTCAGTCTTCCTATCCCCAACAACTTGACAGACACATACAACGTAAAGGTAGGACCGTATGAGTTGGGAGTAACTGGAGCATTAGCACTTGATACTTTAGGCGGAACGGGTCGTGCTGATCTGATGGCAGATGCGAGAAAAGCTTTTTCTGCTGGATCAGAAGGCGGAGTTGATACTGGAGATGCTGTATCAACTGCCGGTAGTACATTCAAAGTTGCTAGTGCATTTATGGGAAGAAACGTATTAGACAAATTACCTGGTGCTGGTGGTATCAACACTGCTATCGATATGAGAACTGGCAATACTGTAAACCCACACGTAGCATTGAAGTTTGATGGCGTTGACTTGAAGCAACACACATTCAACTGGCAGTTATCGCCCAGAAGCGAAGCAGAAGCAAGACAACTAAAAGACCTTTTACAATTCGTCAAAGCCCGAATGTTACCTGCTTATGCACTCAACGGAGAATCTTCAGTTTCAAGAGCCCTTCTCACTTATCCTAATTTGGTTGACATCTTCTTTACAGGCATCGATCAAAACTATTTCTATTACTTCAAGCCTGTTATGATCAACACATTTACTACAGACTTCACGCCACAAGGACTAGCCTTGAACAAAGGTGGTCGACCATCGTTTATCAACTGTACGATGACAGTTACAGAAGCACAGATTCACACTAGAAGTGATATCGAAGGTCTGAGTCAAGCGGCTGGAGACGGAGGAGAATAATGCCTAGATATTTCAGATATTTTCCAACGACTAAGCATCAAGGTCAATTACTACTTGACATTACAAAACGTGCTAAGTTCAAAAGTACGATTGCAGAGAACCCACGTGTATATCTACCATACACAGTAAAGAATGATGAGTCGGCAGAAGAAGTGGCACATCTATACTACGGTGATGTAAATTTAGTTTGGCTTGTTTATCTCGCAAACGATATCATTGACCCATATAAAGATTGGCCAATGGAACAAGAAAACTTCTACGATTACGTTGCTGACAAATACAAAGAAGAATATAAAGAAAGTACTGGCTCTGCTACAGCACCTAGACAATTGGTTCTTGATTGGTCAATGAACGAGACCATTGATGATAATGTTTTATACTATGAGAATGATGACGGTGATCAAATCAGTCTTGAGACATTCACATTGGGTGCAACATTCGATCCAGATTTTGATGCAGATGAGTGGTCAAAGATGACTGTATTCAGAGTAGAGAATATAGAGAATGAAAATAAGCGCCAGATACAAGTAATAAACAAAATCTATGCAGAGCAAGTGGATAAAGAATTCAAGAGATTGATGAATGACTGAAGCGGCTAATCAATCACCAGCAGGTACTTATGTACTGAATGGCTTTTATTTGATGCCTTCTACGGCTGATTCTAAAAGGCAAGCTGTTGGTGCTACCGAAAATCCTGATGCAGTATTGAGTGAAGATGATATTCTAGACATAAAGATGATCATTCACACATGGAGTATCAAAGAAAGTTTTACTAAGGGTCACATTAGTGGCTCTGCTAAGGTATATGACTCAGAAGGAGTCTTCTATTCGTTTCCTTTGCGTGGGCAAGAAAGAGTAAGAATCGTCTACACAGACTTTGTTGGCGTAGAGCGCCAAGAAGATATGTTCTTATATGCAGTGACAGATGTTGCTACACCCAAAGCAAGTGACGATAGCGTACTAGAGTATAACATACACTTCGCTTCTTACGGTAAGTTCTGGTCAGATAGGTTTTCTGTATCACGCTGTATTGCAGAGGGTAGCGGTTCTACTAGAAAATACATTCCTATTAGTGAACAAGTAGAGACTATATTCGAAGATTATTATAAGACATCAGATAGTGGTACAGATAAAGAAATCTTAGTACATGAAACAGAAGGCAATCAAAAGATTGTCATTCCTAATATGCGACCTGAGTCTGCAATGCATCTCATGTCACGTAAGTCTTACACATCATCTTTTCCATCGTCTCACTATAGGTTCTTTGAAACTAGAGAGAAGTATAACTTTATCAATCTAGAGGAAACATTCTCGACAGGTGAAAGTAAGGGTAAGTATACTTATGTATCTGGTCCACAAGATGAGACGCCTCAGGGTGAATTGAATAAAATGTCTGGTATCATTAGCATAGACTTTCATAAGCCTGTAGATACGTTTGACGCCATGAAGAATGGCGCTTACTATAGAAAAGTAGAAGAAGTAGATATCACTAATAGAATGGTGAAGTCACACGAATACACACACGAAGATGAATATAAGGATTACAAATATCCAGGCGCATCAGATCCCAAAGATTCTAAACGTGTACTAAGACATACATCCGACTTTATCAAAACTCACATGAACGATTGGTCATCTACATATGTTATAAAAGATTACCCAGATGCAGATATGCCTAATGCGTATGGTGTACGACCAAAGCCATATTATGGTGAGATAATCAATAATAAAAATGCTCATATTTATGACTATAGAGCGACTAGACTTACGATATCAATATATGGCAATAATGAATTGTTCCCTGGTGATCTAATTGAGTTAGAGATTCCTTACTTCAATGTGTACGGAAGTATCGATGAAGAGCGATCAGGAATCTATTTGATAGAAAGTATAGATAACATATTCTACGAGAATTCTTACATGCAAAAGTTGCAAGTATCACGTGGACCAATGAATGAGGTGAAAGAGTAATGTTCAACAGTAAAGATGGAATAAACCCATATTGGTTTATTGGCGAAGTTGTCGATAAGAATGATCCAACTAATAGTGGTCGTGTACGTGTTCGTGCAATAGGCATACACCCAGCAAGCGGATCTGAAATCAAAACTGACAAGACAGAACTTGACTACGTAGAGGATCAAGACTTACCGTGGGCATTCTGTATCAACGGGACATATGGCAAGATGCAAGCAATACCTGATGAGAGTGATTGGGTGTTTGGATTCTTTGCTGACGGAAGAGACGCACAACACCCTTTCATCTTAGGAACAATGTTTGGTCAGAACATCGATGACAATGGATTCGCAGATCCACCGGCAGGGGCAGAATAATGGCAAAAGTATCAAAAGATTTTATTGACAGCTACGGTAATGCCCCTCTATCGCCATGGATGAGTGGAGAGCAAGGCAAACGTACTGCTTCAGTTGTGCAGGGTGCAAGCCGTAAAGAAGAAAACAAAATCGGACTATCAGAAGATCAAACGTGGTCAGAGCCTGATGTAATCGCACCATCTAGAAGTATGAACACTGTAGTCTTTCAAGCAAAGAATGGTGGTAATACTGTTGTAGTCAATGACGAAGGCTCAGATGGCACGGGTTACATCATGATTACTCATAACACAGGTTCTGTTGTACAGATAGATCAGAATGGTAACGTGCTTATCAAATCATTTGGTGATACTCATAACACAAGTGAAGGTGTACAGCATCAGAGATCAGAGGGTAATTACAATCTGAACGTAGGTGATGATTGGAACGTAAGAGTAGAGGGCGGCTCTAACAACGTGTATGTTCAAGGCGATGTAAACATTCAGTGTGAGAACTTCAATGTAGAAGCACGTGGTAAAGCAACAATCAATGCCGCAGAAGCGTTAGAGTTACGTGGTGCTAAAGTAAGTATCGAAGCAAGTGCTACTGATATCGATATGGCATCATTCTCAAATATTAGAGCAAGTGCCTTGACTGGTGGTATTAGTATGGGTTCTACTCTTGGCATGTCACTGAACAGTCTCACGTCTTTGAACTTAGGTTCTGGTGTAGCAACTAATATTGGATCTCTCGGGCTTGTCAACACTAAAGTTGGCGGTGCGTATATCGTACAAGCAGGTGGACTTGTAGACATCAAAGCAACTGGTCTAGCGTATTTTGACGGTCTTCTAGTAAGACTTGGCGAATCAATCAGTCCTCCTATACCGTTGCCTGCTAAACCAGACAATGCAGAGTTGCCTAAGCTAAAGACTCCAGAAGCAAGACGCCCAGCAACAAATAGCCAAGACAATATAAATACTGTTATGCCATCTCCTGAAGGTATATCAGATCGGGCTGGAGACGATACAAAACAATGACATGTAGACCAACAACAATAGCAAGTAGATATTCGGAATCTGTTATCCAAACAGGGTTTGCTCCTGCGTTCAGTGTAGTTGATATATTGAACAAAGAAGCTAATCCAGCGGATAGCTATGACGCTACTACATTGCTTAGATTATCACAGAACTTGAATAAGACAGTAATCAGTTCAGATACCTCTGCGTTTCCTCTCCTGAATCAAAGATATCAACAATCACCTATTCTTTTTAGTGAGGTTGCTGACTTCTTAGATCAGAGTGGTTTGAATATCAATACAGTTGATACGCACCTCGCTGACTATCAAAATACTATAACGCCAAATCAGTACGTACCCGCTGACTCTATTCCGTCAGACATACGTGATATCTATTCTCAGTTAGAGTTTTACTATAGCGAGAATATGGCTAATTCTATTTCTGGTGGTCTGTGTAGCGCAATCGCAAATCCATTTGATAAACTTATTCCGCTGTTAGATGTGTTGACATTTGCTGGTAGTATTCTTGATACTATTCTCAGTTTCGATTTAGCATCTCTCGCAAATCCTCTAGAAGCACTCAAATCTAAATTAGAAGAGTTGGTAGACGAACTTGCAGAGACACTAAAGAAGCAACTAGAAGGTATTGTAGAATCTGCTACTCAGTTTGTGACAAACATCAAAGCTGGCGCAGAGAAAATGATCAAGAAGATCAAGCGTATGATAAACAACGTGAAGAACTTCTTACAGAATACTACTGTTGACAGTATCAAAGCTGACATCAAAAAGTTTATCGATAAGTCTGTAGAGCAATTCAAAAGTCTTACACCTAACGCTATCGCACTGTTGCTTTTCCGCTTCTGTCAATTTACAGAAATGGTACAAGCGTTTATGATGGGACCTATCGATGCACTTAGACAGTTCGCAGTAAACCTAACTTTACAAGAGCAACTAGTAGATAAGATCGGTGAGTATAGAACTAAAGATGCAGTGAACGCTGGTGCAGTAAGAGTTGATGAAGAGGGTGTAGACAAAGCTAAGAAACGGCTAGTCGAAGGACAGAATAGGGCCGCTAAGAAACAAGACGAAGAACGTTTCGTTTTCGAACGACCTTCTTCAGAGTTCTATGTATCCGCAAATAATCTAACTGACAAAGAGCGTGAAGGCTTGCTAAATCTAGGTGATGAAGGACTAGAAGGCAGATTCAAGTTCAATAGTTCTGTTTTGAATATGGGCAAATTTGTAAGTGACGCTGTAGAGGGCGACGGATACAGAAACGTTCAGCCAGAAGTATGGACAAAGTTGACAATTGTTGCCAGACGAATGAGTAAGACTTTTACGATCAACAGTGGATATAGATCACCTCAGTATAATGATCAAGTCGGTGGTGCTAAGAACTCATCACACAAAAGT